CGTCAATAGCCTGGACACGAAAACCCCGGGCCGGGCTCCCCGGCCCGGGGCCCGCGCCACGCGGGCCCGAGCACCACGTGGCAGGTTTCGAGCGCCGAGCGGCAGGGGCCGCGGGGCAGGTTTATACAAGCGCAACTAAATCCGACTTGTGACAAAAATGCGGGCAATCCTTGAGGGAAAGCCCGCATTATTGCCATTTTTTAACAGGTCAAGCGGTTAGCAGTTCCAAAGCACGATTTTTAAGAGCCGAACCAGTACCGAACCACGCAGATTCGAGCCGAGTATTGTCCGAGCGGCCACGCTCATGATCAACCAATTGTGTCACTGCATTGAGCATCGCCCAGCGAGTACCGGCAACGCCCGGGATGTCGGAGCCGATAGCCTTACGGTTTTCGAACAGGTCCATCACTCGCTTGTATGCCCGGGTTTCGCTCAAATCGATTTTGCTCGTGTGATAGGGCTTGAGTAATTCGCGCACGAACAGGTCAGAATCGGAAGCGGTCATCGGGATGTGCGACAGCTGGCGCGACTGCACCATAAAACGCTCGAATTGATTCGCAACGATGCCCAGCTGCAAGCGGACAGCGTCAGCATCGAATCGCTCAGAGTGCAAAACCCGAACGCTCGATTTCAGATACCCCTTGTCGGTTTCATCCGCGGTACTGTTCACGGCCGGGGTTATCGTGTTATTACAAACCACGCGAATCGCAGTGAATTTTGCAATAGTGGCCATCGTTCCATCGTAGGACGTGCCGAGCAATAAATAGGGTTTCACTAGGTCACCATCGACAACCGGGGCACCATCGCCAACACGGGCCAGAGCCCACACCCGGCGGCCATGCGACAACGCGCCCGCGGTTTCCATTTCAAAGCCGCCGACATCCGAAAGCTTGCGGAAAAAATCCATTATTTCGCCCGGCTGGACAACGCGGTAATCTTTGCTCACTACTGCCAGCGGCGCACCAGTATCGCTGCGGGTCAGCACTTTGCGATCCGGCCATGCCTGAAAACCAGTGACGGCCGGGGTTGTGTAATGAACATCCGAAGTTTCCACGGTGTAACCGAGCCCGGCTTCCTGAGTCCACGTATCAATATCGGCACCAGCGGACAACGCTTGTCCGAGTCCGTGCCATGGTGTGCGGCCAGCGTAAGCAATCGCGGCGCGGCCTGTAGTTTCATCGATCATGTGAGCCATTTTCTCTATCCTCTCTATTTAGGTTGAATCGTTCGCAACCGAACGATGGACTAATATTATCTGTTCCCGTCCGGCACGTCAAGCTTTTATTTCACCCGTTATCGAAAAATTCCACCAGCCACCATAGAACAAAAATTATTAATACCGCGAATATAAACATCATGCCACCTCGCGGCCAACATCACCCGCCACATGATGACGCAGGAACGAGCCCGGCGGCAGGGAACGAGCAAAGGCCCGCAACGCTTCCGCATCATTCGCCGCGCCCGTTTTTTTCGTGCCGTGCCACTGTATCGCAGTGGGGCCGGATGCCGCATAGCAGCCGCCGTCACCAGTGCCGACTCGCTTTTTACCCGTACCATGCGCAACGAAAACAATCACATAATCCCGGTCACCGCGGGCACAAAGCGGGTCCCCATTACCGCATTGCTGGCACGTGAAAGTGTCCGACAATTCAGCAGGGCAGCGCAGGAATTGAACACCAGCGATTCGCTGCGGCCATTGTGTATCGACCGGGGCAGCGTATACCGCAGGGCGCCCCAGCGAGTGAGCAACGAGGGCTTCCGAAGCGGTATCACACGATGCATTGATAACGGTTTTGCCGGGAACGGGAACAGGCAAAGCACTCGCATCAAAATGCGAATAAGTCCACGCCTTACCACCACGCGGAACCGCATCAGATATTGCGGACAAATATTCCTGATCTATTTGTGTCGTTCCGGTTTCGCTTTTTGGATGTAAGCCACAGGTTTTCGGGCACGTGCCGTATGTTTCATGTTCGCCTGATCTATAGGTGACGGCAATGGGACCGGTTTTTTTATTGGCTGATACTGCGACAGTTTTTAGCATTTCTCTATCCTCTCTATTTGCCGGGCCTCCCCAGCACCGCTATATACTAGCATTACCGCGCAGGAATTCTAGTAGATTTTTTCTATGGTCTAACCGCCCCCGATAGATAGTCTCTTATTGCTTCCCAGTTAACACCATTTGACGGCCACCGAGCCACCGGGTCTACGCGCAAGCCGTTTTCTATCAAGTCCAGCGTTTGGCCACCATGATAGAGATTCACTATCCCGATTCGCTTACCGATAGGCAAATGCTTTACCAGCAAATAAGCCGCGCAGCCATAAGACCAATGACGAAACAGGAACGAAGCTTGATGCGGGCGCAAGCCAATTTTCAAACCGCGGGAGACAACCTTGTTTTCTAAAAAGCCAACAGCGCCTGTTTCCTTATTGGCAATGACCATATCAGGGAAACCCAAATTGGCGACTGATTCAACCCGGGAGATATCAACACCGAGCAAATGCTCCCGGATGTAATCAGAGAAAACCGCCTCAGGTTTCCGGGCCATCTTCCGGGTCCATTTCGAAAACATCCGGGGCAGGTTCCGGAACAGGCGACTCAAAAGCAGGGTCCTTCTCCCGGTCTACCGTCTCGCGAACTTCCGAGGGCTTTAGATCAATAATCGCTGTTGGTGGAGGCCCGCCGTAAAGTTTCTTCAGCTCATCAAGCTTGCGCTGAACTTCCTCTTTAGACATCGAATCGATAGTGCCGTGTCGTATCTCTTTACGCTCGACATAAATCGTGCCCAAAGCTTGCCCGCGGCGATACTCGGCCTGAACAGCAGCAGCATAAGCACCCGCCTCCAGAGCCTTATCACGAATCATCTGAAGGTCTTTCATGTGCCGCTCATAGGACGTATTGTATTTCGAGGCTAATTCGGCCCTGTACGCCTGTATCGCAGCCACAATGTGCGGGTTCATGTCAGGGTTAGTCAGCTGCCACGCCCGCACCGAAGCATTCGACGGATTATAGCCAGCACGGATAGCCGCTTCTTTCAACGTCACCCGGCCATCCCCAGACACATATTCCTGAACGAACTTCCATTCCTTGGGCTTCAAGGTCTTCTGCTTCGACAGCGGAGCAACCTTGGTGGCCATCCGGTTAGCCGACTTCTGCTGGACTACTGGCGGCGTTTGCCAGACATCCCTCTTTGCCATTATTTGGTTCTCCAGAGCCGCCAGCCATCTTCAACGCGCCTCAGGGTAAACCCCCATGCCGGGGAATGCGCTTGAGCGTATCTAACGGCCGCTACGCGGGCCGAGGCCGCTTTCTTTTCGTCCCGGAACAGGATGCTATCCCCCGGTTCCATTTCAGAGAACGGATAGCGCGTCCGGGACGCTGGCAGGTCAATATCTCGGTCTATTGCGTACATTTTAAAACCCCTGTAACTAGTATGTCCGGAGTGTACCCACCCCTAACCAATGTGTCAAGAAAACAACCCCAGAGAACAAAGTGGCCCTATAGACTTTTTTTGGGGTCATGATAATTTTTGGATCAAAAAAAACTATCTCGCGGAACCCCCCTGAAAATTTGTATTTCTTACGTTTCTAAAATACAAACGTGATGTTGCCGACTAGCTGAAAACCCGCATGTATCCTCACTTATTACGGCATTACGTCTATTACGGCAAATCTCACAAAAAAAAATAAAAAAACATACATGACCCCAAAAAGTTCTATAGGGAACCCTCAAAATGCATAAGAAACCGATTTTCTATAACTTTTTGATCTAAAAACAGCCTTTATTTTCCCTTGCATCACTCTTTCTTGTACACTACAATCACTCCGTACCACCTGTTCCGTGACGCACGGCACATAATCCTAGTAACAAATCACGCGAATTATACATAACTAGAAAGGATAGAGAATGCTTACCAGACGTTCCAAATACATTTACCAGATACCTACCGAAATTGATGAGCAATTGTGTGTACTCGGGGTTATCCACTTTGAATACGCTCGTCCCAACTTTTCGGTACGGGACAGTGACATAGATTACTACGGCTTCACAGATGTGACGTTTGACGTACTCAATTCTAACGGTGAATATTGGCCTGAGATGGATGAGCGGGTACATTTGGACCGTGGTCTGCGGGCCGCGTTGGATCATGAGATAGGGGAGAGACTGGTATGAAGAACTATGGCTATGAGATTTTGTGTGTGTTGTATTGCGCTGTGATGTTGTACACGGCCGTTTTGATGATGGTGATGTGACATGGACACGGTGACTATTGAGGGGTTGGCCGTGGGCCGTTGTGAGTTCTGCGGGTACATCTGTGAGTGGGACGAGATACCGACTGCGGGCGATCCTACCTGTTCTGACGGTACGGTGCAGTGCTGTCCTGAGTGCAATGAGGGGGAGAGTTTTGACAAGTATTTCCTGACTAGGGGGCAGGGATGAGTTTTTGCAGACTAAGTACGGACTCAGACATCTATTGTTATTACCACGTTGGCGGTTATTACGAAGTTTGGTCAGGGGCGGGAGAGCATCAGTTCAAAACCGCGCAGGAGACGATAGATTTTTTACGCGAACGGGAAAAAGAGGGAGATAAAGTACCCGACTACGCCTTTGAACAATTGGAGGAAGAGGCAAAAACAGAAAGGGGGCAGGGATGAAACTAATAATTGGCGGCATAGTTGGTGTGCTGTGCGTGTATTTACTGGGCGCATTCGTTGAGGCCAGCTTCAACACAACGGATTGGACTAAAGATGCTCGCTTTATAGTGGCAGTATTTATGCCGATAGGCGCAATGTCGGGCTTTGCTTTTGTTGCAAATACGGGGGAGCTATGACTGACAAACAATGCGAACGATGCGGAGAAGTCAACCCGGCTGAGATACATACCTGTACACCACAGGAGCCTGTGGCTTGGTTTTGTAAACTGCCTGACAACAAAATCTCAATCAAAATCGTCGGCAAACCAACGGAAGGCAACTGGGAGCCACTCTACACCGCCCCACCACAGCGCGAATGGCAAGGGCTGACGGATGAGGATTGGATTATTGGGAAGCGCAGCGCAGATTATATTGCCGGTGCAGAATGGGCAGAAGCCAAGTTAAAGGAGAAGAACAGTGCCACTTAAACCAGACCCAAACAACCCCGATTTAATGGTCTACGTGAAACACGAATACAACCTACCAAAAGAATGGCAAGGGCTGACGGATGAGGAGATCAAAGACATTATCGGGCCGTGGGGCGGGGCACCGATCAAAGGTTACACACGCGAGTTGATTGACAAGATAGAAGCCAAGTTGAAAGAAAAGAATGGATAAGTTTCCTCAAGCGACAACGGACCAGTTGTATTTCCGCGATCCGCGGATCGAGCCGCCCCCAAAGGCTACGAGTATGTTGCTGTTGAATCCGGGAGGCGTGTGCATTATTGGTGTGTGGACGGACGATTGTATCGGTTGGTGCCCGAAGCCGAAGATACCTAAATCATTAAAGGAGAGAACGAGATGACACAGAGAACAATTGTTATTTCAGATG